TAAGGCGCCACCCATTGGGAAGTTGTTGAAACCGCCGGGGCCTGAGCCGCCGTCTGCTGGGTCACGGGAGCCGCGTAGCTGATCGGCTGGGTCGGGGATACTTGGGGTGCCGATTGGGTCGGCATTGCGGTATCGGCCTGCATAGGTTACCTCTTTTTGTAGGCTTTCGAGAGTTCGGTAAAGGAAGGGAGTGAGATCAAGTCTCGGGTCCGCAGCCATCGGTAAGTTCGGTTGCTGCGGATGTGGTGTCCGCATTTCTTGATTGACTAGATCAATGAATGCGGAGTAGGCCCTCTGTACTTCCCCTACCATTCGGAATGGGAAACCGGAGAGCATGCCCGCGATTTCGTCATCCGTTTTTGAAGGGAATAAATACTTCAGTGCTTCAATGCTATCAACACCTAACTCTTGCAGGTTTCTGGTGAAGATAGATTGGTTGAGTTTGTCCTGTGCAGTGTCTTCATAAACGGGTCCCATCCAGCGCCAGCAGACGGTCCTGTCACCGTCGGGCGCTAATCCAAGAACACCATCAGGAATGGTTTTCGTCTGGAGCGCATTATCAATGGCCTTCTGTAACTTTTTCTCATAAGTAGCCTTTGCTTTTTCATATTTTGATTGCTGGTTTTGATCTTCTGGATCTTCCGGAGGATCAGGATACTTAATCCCAGATGCATATGCCAGGGTCTTGCGGAAAATCTGCTCCTCCTGGAAGATCATTAATTCAAGGCATTTGCAAATACCATAGGTATAAAGCTGCAAACACTTTTTCTTTGCAGTTGCACTTACTCGTCCATACGCTGATTTAATCTCCGTAGCAGTTACGTTAGTAATACTAAGGTCGTCGATGCCACCTAGGGCAAGCCGGATCTCACTACGAAGCTGTTCGGAGTACCGAGCCTGGTCCGTACTTACCGCATTTGGAGTAATAAAACCAACGCGATCTGTAGGCTCAAGATTTGCGATAACACGCGGAACACGCATGCCAGAGCCAGGCTTGCCAATATAACCTGGGGGCTGTCGGTTAACATTGTCTTGTTTATAAGTAGAGCTGGATAAAAAGAACTCGGACTGGAAGCCAGACTGACTCGAAATGCTAGGGCGTTGCACAACATCACCGTCAGTCTTCTCAATAATGTCTTGCTTGGGACGGGAAGACAGCAGCGTTGGGTTACCAAAGAACGACAGGTTTGCCCTGATGTTTTTTACCATCTCATCGTGGGCGATGATCTGATTGGCAAGCCATTCAAATTCTCCGGCACCGTCAGTGCCAAAAGCATCTGGATTGTTAAAGACCTCAACACACGGAATAAACTCCATGGTGTTGACAACAGTTTTCTTATCAAAGACGCCGAACTCCATGGTCGGCATGTCAAATGTAATTTCCTGCTCGCTGTGATATTCTTCAATCTCAGTTGCGGTAATACGCAGACGCATGTACCGCTTGTCTGTAGAAAGGCCAACACCCTGGAAACCACGGGTTGATTTGACCTTGTACGGATAAATGATGATGACTTCTTCTAGATCACCTTCTGGTGTGTAGTAGGTGCGGTACGCATCTTTATCAAACCAGTACAGGCGATATGTTTTCTTGGTTGGACGAATATAAAAAAGACCTTTACCGTATGCAAGGAATCGATCCCAAATCGAATCAAGGCGTGCATCCAGCTTATTAAACTTAATGACCTGCTGAATAAAATCAAACCGCTGCGTACCAAAGTTGTCCTGGTGCGGATAGAATTCGACACCCTGACGGATGCCAAACATCTTCATCTGGGACAGGTGGGCATTCACCAACATGGTGTCTGCTGTACCTGTACCGTCGCGGGTTACAACCGCTTTGAGGATAGAGTCGAGGGCGGATTTGCTGCTACTATCGCTCATTGGTTTTTAAAGGTCTGGTTATTCTTCAATATCGTAGCCAGCGGCGATCCGTTTGAGAGTGATGATGTCATCTTCAACTTCTAGTTCAAACCGTTCGTTGGGTTGCAAGGCCAGGTCGTGGCACAGCTCATCAGGAAGAGGGATGACTGCAGAACCATAAGCGTCCTGCTCAAGCTCTACATTGTAATAGCTGGTGGACATTGGTAAGTGATTTCTTTAGTTTAAATCGACAATACTCTAACCTTAGTATTCCAACTCCAGCTTGCCCCTGGTCATCAGACCGTTGCAGAGCCATACTAAGGCGTCAATACAATCGTCGTGGGAGCTTACACCAAAGTTAACAATTTCATCGGTCAACGGTCCAAACCGACGAAATTTGTTAAAAATTATTTTTCGTTGCTCAAAAAGACCCATAATTCCACGGAAACGTGCAACTTTATCACCACGGAAACCTTTGACGGCATGCCAGTTTAAGTTGTACAGCCCGTGTTCAGCAAGGCAGATGCGCTTGAAGTCCGCTTCCAGAGAAGCCTGATAAGCAACTGCTTCAGACCAAATATCTACGTTGCTTCCGGTCGGAAAATAACGGCCATTATCTTTATGGACAACGCCCCATTCCTCCATCATCTCCATCAAAGCTTCCAGTTTTTCCAAATTGCCCATGATTCGAATGCGTTTGCAGTCAACAATATGAATCTTGTCTCCAACGCGTCCACCCATTACAAATACGGTGTAATCATTTTGTTCCCGAACGCCAGCAGATAAATCAACACCAACCCCCAGGGCATCAAACTGCGTTGCAATTGTCCCTTTGACAATCAGATCTGGAGAAAGCGACAGCTCACTGGTTTGGACAATTTGATTTTGATACTGAAAGCTGAAAGCAATTGGGGCTTGGCGGCGACGGTCTTGCAGGTATTCCAAAGACCACATCTCAGGCCAATAAGAAACTTCGTCGCCGTGTTCATTAATTGTGATTGCAGACTGAACAATCTGAACCCAATCATTGGCTGGAATAAACGTGGAGTTGTGGATATCATCATGTCGAAACCTAGTACCAAGACAGATTGCACGACCGCCTTCAAACATGGTGGGAACAATAACAGAGTTCCAGTTATCTTCCATAGCAGCACGTATATCGCGGTTTTTAATATCGTCGGCGCTCTTAATAGCATCGTCAATAATACATAAGTGCGAACGTTTAGAGGTCACGGCGCCTTTTAGACCTGCGCAACAAACAGTGAATTCTTCTTCACCGGTTGATTTGATGCCCGCAAACTTCCAATCGATACTCCAGTATTCATTGGAGTTAATCCCTTTGGCAATCTTCACCATTGGGAACACTTCTTTGTATGCCTTACTCTCCTCAATAATTCGTTTGATGGCTGCGCTTTTAGGACGCGCCACGTCAACCGTGTACGAAATGTAGAGAATCTTTAACGGCTTCTTATGCAGGGCGTGGATACCAACGGCCCAAGCTGTGTACAAACCGAGGATCGTTGACTTTGCCGATCCACGCGGCGCCAGGATGTCAATGTTTGGGCCGCCAATGCCAATCAGACATTCAGTGTTCTCACCGGTGCACAGGTATCGGTGCCACTCTTTGTGGTGACGTGCGGGTGGTTTGTCGCCGACTACATCACAAAAATAAGCAAAGTCTGTCCGTGCTCTTTCAATATCGATGTTCGTTGTTTTTTTAACAACCTGCTGCTTTGCCGCAGCTCGCGCTGTTCGCCGATATACGGAATAGATACTAGTTCCCGCCATGCCCGTAGCATAGCGTACTAATCCTTAGGATTCTTCAGCCAAGATCTTAGTCCACACGCCCATCGATGCCTCCTGGAGTGGGCCTTCGATGGGGTCGTCGCGGAAGATAGAGAGCATCTCCCTAAGAGCACGGTCCGCGCCAGCAAGAATTAAACCTTGCTTGTCCATCAGCACCTTCTCATCATTGAGCTGTTTGATGGAGCCGCGCAGTTCTTTCTGCAACATAGCAATTCGGGAGGTTCCCATATCTTGCTTTACCATGCCCATGTCAATTGCATCACGCAGCTTAGAAATGTCCTGTTGCATGGAATCAATTTCCATCTCCAAGATTTGGTTAAAGTTGCGCTTTTTATATTCCTTCTTAGCCCACTCATCGCAATCAACGATGGTACCTGTAAACCCGAGAAATCGGGCGTACAGGTACATTTGGATTGGAGAGTTACTTTGTTTACAAAAAACAAAAAAGGATTCGCGGTCTTTGTCGGTTAAACCTTGAATCCAATTTGTCATACTCTGTACTGGCGTTGTGCCTGTTCATAATCTCTGTTCTCTTTATAGCGCCTAAACATCTCTTGTTGCAAGTCGGTGGTTCGCTGTTGAGCACCAGTTGTCTCAATACCTTTGCGCTGCTCTTCTCCGGCAACTCGTGTGGTTGCGCGTTCCTGTTCGCCAGTGGCAGAAATACCAAGTCGCTGTTGTTCACCGGCTGTTACTGTTCCAAGGCGTTGCTGAACACCTGTGGCCGCAATCCCTAAGCGTTCTTGTTCTCCGGCCGTCAAGTAACCAAGACGTTGTTGCTCACCAGCTGTTACAGTGCCTAGACGTTGTTGTGCTCCCGTTTCTTGAATCAAACCAGTTTCACCAACATAGCGCTGAGCTTGGGTGAGTCTTTCTTGTTCACCAGTGGCGAAAATACCTAACCTCTGTTGCTCACCAGCTGTTACAGTACCAAGACGC